GAAGCAGATGATAAAGATACATGATTATCTGAAAGATAAGCAATCCTTTATTGCTTTTAGTCTTCACGACAGTCTTGTACTTGATTTCAGCAAAGAAGACTTAAAAAATGTGCCAGAATTGGTTACAATGTTCTCTAATACTGATTTAGGTCAATATCTGACCAATGTAAGTATTGGGAAGAACTTCGGAGAAATGAAAAAATGGAAACTGTAATAGGTTTAGGGTCTGCTGGGTGCAATATAGCGGATTATTTTGCTCAATATCCACAATATAAGGTTTACAAGATAGATAATGGTATTTACGGGAAAGGATGTTACTTTCTTCCAAAATACGACACCCCAGAAGAATATGAAGCACACGTCGACGATATGTCCAACTTCCTTGGTTCTGTATCAGAAGAGGTCTTGTTTATTCTCGGAGGTTCAGGGAATGTCTCTGGTGCTGCTCTACGGATCTTGCAGCAGTTGAGGCATTGTAAGATCAATATTCTCTATATTGAACCAGACATCGATACTCTTTCTGGGAAAAGAAGACTTCAAGAGAGGGTTACGTTTTACGTGCTTCAAGAATATGCCCGCTCAGGTTTGTTTGAGAGGTTATATCTGGTTTCTAATCCTCAACTTGAAAATATCCTTGGCGATGTCCCAATCATAGGATATAATGATAAGTTGAACAATCTAGTTGCCTCAACGTTTCATATGATAAACGTTTATACCAATAATGATCCTATTGTGAAGAACTATTCAGAACACAGAGAAAACACTCGTATATCAACAATTGGAATCTCAACTTTGGAAAATGAAAAAAACTTATTCTTTTTTCTTGACAATGTTAAAGAGATGAGATATTATTATGCTATCAACAGAAAGAAGCTTGAAACTGACGGAACACTAATGAGGAAGATTACAGAAAATGTGAAGAAAGAAAAAGACATTGATGTGTCCTATGGCGTCTATGCTACGGACTATCCAGACGACTATGTTTATTGTGTTGCGAACACTTCGATGATTCAATATCGAGAAAATGAAAAAAAAGCTTTACAAACTGAAAACCAATTGGTATAATATTATCATCAACATTGGAGGTTATTATGGGTCTTGATCTTAACAAAATGAAAGCAAAGCTGGCTGCCCTCAAGGGTAACGGCGGCGGTGGTACATCCGTATTTTGGAAGCCACAAGAAGGTGAACAAACTATTCGTATTGTTCCAACGGAGGATGGTGATCCTTTTAAGGATTATCACTTTCACTATATGAACATCAACGGAAAAAACCAATCCGTTATGTGTCCAAAGCGTAACTTCGGGGAAGCCTGCCCCGTATGTGACTTCGCTTCCAATCTCTGGAACGAAGGTCAAAATGGCACCCCTGGTGCCGGCGACGAAGCCAAGAAGCTGTTTGCGAAGCAGCGATTCTTTTCGCCTGTAATTGTTCGTGGTCAAGAAGACCAAGGTGTTCGCATCTATGGTTACAGCAAGACCATTTACGAGCAATTGCTAAATATTCTCTTTGATCCGGACTATGGAGACATTACGGATGTCATGGAAGGCAATGACATTCGCCTCACCTATGGCCGCACTGCCGGTCGTCTCTTTCCGGAGACAAAGATTCGGGTTCGCCCGATGAAAACCGCCCTCCATGAGAACACCGACACAATCCAATCTCTTTCGGATGGTGTTCCTGATTTCTCCACTCTTTTTGAACGAAAGTCGACCGCTGAAGTTCAAGAACTCCTGAACCAATACATTATTGGCCAGGATACTGAAGACTCTCCCAATGTTGAAAAATACAGTCAGGGTGGAGATAACTCTATTGAGCAGTCTTTCAACGAACTGTTGAACGCCTAACAATAGAGTGATTTGGGGGGCTTCGGCCCCCCATTTCTTTTATAGGGAGAGTAAATGGCTAAAAGAAAGAAAAACAACGCTGGTAAGATGTCTATTGCTGATATGCGACAATTGATAAATAAATCAGCAGGCATGAATGTTGCTCACAATTTAGAAGAAGATAATCCAACAGAAGTTACAGACTGGATTCCAACAGGTTCCACTTGGCTTGATTCTATTATTTGCAAGGGTAAGAGAGCCGGTATTCCTATTGGAAAGGTTGTCGAGATTGCAGGATTAGAAGCGACAGGCAAGTCATACATGGCTGCCCAAATCGCAGCCAATGCTCAAAAGATGGGTATTGACGTAATTTACTTTGATTCAGAGTCAGCAATTGATCCTACATTCCTAAGACAAGCAGGGTGTGATGTTTCCACATTGATTTATGTACAAGCAACAACTGTTGAGTTTGTCTTGGAAACAATTGAATCTCTTTTGGAGTCAAACGAAAATAGGATGCTATTTATATGGGACTCATTAGCGCTCACTCCTGCCGTCTCGGATGTTGAAGGCGACTTCAATCCACAATCCTCGATGGCTGTGAAAGCGCGGGTTCTTTCAAAAGGGATGTCTAAGTTGACCGTTCCAATTGCGAATGCTAAATCAACCTTTCTGGTTCTAAACCAGTTAAAGACTAATATCGCAAGTGGACCCATGGCTCACATCCAGGCAATGACTACACCGTATGTCACACCTGGTGGTAAGGCGATGACCTATGCATATTCACTGCGTATCTGGTTGACTGGTCGTAAGGCAAAGTCCTCTTTTGTAAATGACGAAAACGGCTTCCGTATTGGTTCGGAAGTAAAAGCAAAACTTGAAAAGTCGAGGTTTGGCACCCAAGGACGGACGTGCAACTTTAAGATCATCTGGGGTGACGGAGTTGGTATCATGGATGATGAAAGTTTATTTGAGGCTATCAAGGTTTCAGATAAGTTGAGTAGTTCCGGTGCTTGGTATACACTATCCACGGAGAGTGGTGACGTCAAGTTCCAACCAAGCAGATGGGCAGAGAAGATGCAAGAGCCTGCCTTTAAGGAAGCGGTGTTGAAAATTATTGATGATGAAGTCATCAGGAAATTTGATAATCGTGAAGGTGATGCATCTGGGTTCTACAATACCGAAGATTGATCGAAAAAAAGCCTTGACTTTGAAACCCTCGCTTGGTATAATACTAGGCGAGGGTTTTTTCTTGGGAGAGAAGATGAAGAGAACAATGATCGTAGATGTCCTGAATATGTACTTCAGGGCTTACATAGTGAATCCATCACTATCAACAAACGGCCAGCCTATTGGTGGCCTTAAAGGATCTTTAGGGATTATGCAAAAGCTTATCCGTGAGGTAAATCCAGATCAGACTATCCTTTGCTGGGACGGAGCAGGCGGGTCACAGCGACGAAAGAAGATGAACAAGAACTACAAGGCAGGCAGAAAGCCTATTCGTCTTAATCGTGCTGTTCGTAATCTTACTGAAAACGAAGAAGTTACAAATAAGATATGGCAACAAACTCGTTTGATGGAATACTTCAACGAGATGCCCGTCATTCAGCTTATGGTTGATAATGTTGAGGCAGACGATCTTATTAGTTTTGTTTGTAAGCAAACAAGTGTTGCAGATAATCAAAAGGTTATTGTTTCAAACGATAAGGATTTCTTTCAGGTCTTGGGCGACAATACGGTTCTTCACAGACCAACACAGAAAGAAACACTCAACAGAAAAAACATCATCGAGAAGTTTGGTATCCACCCAAACAACTTTGCTCTCGCAAGGGCAATGGTTGGAGATACCAGTGATAATCTACCTGGAATTAAGTCAGTTGGACTCGCAACTGTAAAGAAGCGGTTTCCTTTTTTGATTGAGGAAAAGTCATATACTATTGATGAAGTTGTTAGCTATTGCGAAGCTGCTGATTCAAAACTAAAAATATATCAAAACGTGATTGAGGGACAAGATCTTCTTGAGGACAACTACAGGATCATGCAACTTTATTCTCCTCTTATTTCCCCTCAAGGAAAGAGAAAAATCAAGCACAATATTGACAATGCGGACTACTTCTTTAATAAGACTGAAATCATGAAGATGATGATGGAGGATGGTTTCGGGTCATATAACTGGGATTCATTATTTCAGAATTTTAAGCGGATTTCTCTTGAAAATAAAAAATAGATAGGATATAATTACTCTTCACATGGGAGAAAGCATTGTTAGCAAATCAAGGTGATTTGACCTTTTCAAAATTCGGCAAGCCGTTCCAAGAAAGTCTGGTTCAACTTATCGTGGAACAGCGGGTGTTTGCCGATCAGATTGAAGAGGTCTTGGACATAAACTTTTTAGAATTCAAATATCTCAGGGCGTTGGTCCGAAAGATCTTTGAATACAAACAAAAATACAAGACACACCCGTCATATCAAAATCTCGTCACAATCTTCAAGACAGAATTTGACGAAGAGAACGATATTCTAAAAAACCAAATCAAAGATTACATTATTCG